CCCATCCTCGTTTCAGGCGACTGCGGTGAGGAACCGCATAAACGCCGGGCTTGGCGCCAGTTGAACCGCACACAAGTGTGCGGAACAACTCGTTCCAGCTGTTGAACCGACCTTGTTTAAGGACGGGTGCAACAACTAGGCCCCTGATCTCGGTGTATTGGCAGTTAGTATTGACTCTCACGAGTTTCATACCAAGTTGCTCAAGCATCGTTTTACCAGGGTAACCTAGGCGCTCTAGCGGCTCGTGCCACCCGATTATTCGGGAGGTTCGGTAAGAATTATCAGGATTTGGAATATCCTGTTCTACCGATATACGATAGGGAACATTTGGCAGCACTCCAAAGAGTGCTGTTACGTGGTCTTTTACGTACCTCGATGCCCGCCAATAGCCAGCCTCGTATAGTGAGTTCGACAAACTCACGTAAGAGACCAGCTGTTCCGCGTTGTCTGCACCATGATGATCCCATGTTTTCCGTAACCGGATAGGTGTAACATCGACGCCATTGAAGGCGTCGCACCCGCAGGATTCTCGAAAGAATCCTGAAACACAGCACTTCGATACGTTGAGTTTTAACCCAACGTCATTAAGTACCGTTGCTATGATCGGATAGTCTTCCCGATCTACAATGAGGTCATCACCGTACACGTACACGTCACTTCTCGCTTCCGAGAATGACTTTCCAGTACGCATACATATCGCTGCAACAGATAGTGCCCAGAAACAAACCGCCTCTACGGGGAAGCATACTGCTGACCCCATAGGTGCGAACTTTGCTAATGACACTACACGACCATCAGGTAATAGAGTTCGATGCGATCTTGAAGCCAGGAGTGGCCCAATGAGCGTCGTGTTCAGAAATAGTTGGGTAACTAATTCTAAACTAACTCTATCACTTGCGTCTTTCATATCTAGCGTAACCCACTGGTTACCCTTGACCTTATGGACTCTCTTCCTCTTGCGAGGAAGTAAGTCGTTATCGATGTAGCTGGTTTCCCAGTTTACCGCGAACGGGTCAGTGGCACCTGTTGAACTGCGCAGCGCGATCGCTCTATTTATCTCCTGACATGTGAAGTTCACATGTCCCCTTGTAAAGGGATGAGATTCTATCCAAGGAACCATGCGTCGCATGATTCCCTGCTGAATCCATTGGATTTCGAGCGGTTCACTTGATATGAGCCGAGGGCCCCGTGAATCCTTGGGTACGAGGACGACTTTCGCCGTCCCCGTACTTTCAAGGGTCATTGAGCATATCCAATGAGCGTGGTCATCCTGATGATGAGAGTTAACGAAGAAGTTCTCCCCTAATGGGAAGTACCACTCCATTGCTCTATACCGCCGCTGAAAAGCCATCTTTTCAGGGCCGGTTTCACCAGTAGCCACACTTCCGGGTCCATGTTTCGGGACAAAATCCCTAGACAAAAACCCAGAATCAAACACGCGAGATATGATTTCTCTCGCGTATTCAACCGTAGGCTCGGTCGACAGAAGGTGGCTTGGGAAAGCCCTGAGTTCTTCTTCTGTCTGCACGAATGAGTCAAGGACCTTTTTAGAGGTTTCTTGTTCATATGGTAATTCTAGCTTATAATTGAAATAAGCCAGTTGTCGGAGCGACCTGAGCGCGTTTATATCCACCTCTGCAGGTGGTTTTACGCTGCCATCAGGGTCAAATACCCTCTGTGTCAATGCCAGCAAGAATGCCGGTAATGACGTTCCATGGCTCTTTTTGAACCATGGGGCTGACAGGGGCACTTGTCCTTGGAGAGCCAAATCAATGGCTTTCCCAAATGCAGGCAAAGTTTTCGTAAGAAAACCCGGCTCGCATTCAACGCGACTCTCGATTTCTCGAGCATCACGTTGGGATGTTTTGATATCATCTGGATATCGCTCAGCTATGTCGCGGTGGAGCCGCAATGTTAAGGAGTTATAAAACTCCAGGCTATTATGATTTCCCATATGGGTGTATCTCCTAGCCAAACAAACGTTGCCGACGCCACTGCGCGCCCTAACACACCTGTCTACAACAGGCGGTATTGACCAACCCTACCCTTCTCCGTTAAGGATACGAGTAAGGAAGGTTGTACCGGTACTGTTGGAGACCTCCTGTTCCGAAGAATAAGGAC